AGCTGTTCCTCCGCAACGAGTCGGCGCTGTGCCAGGAGCACTCATTGTTCGGTCTCGTCGCGATGCCATGCGCGCGCCTCGACGACGAGAAGGACAAGAACAATGACGGCGTCCCCGACGTCACGCCGCACGACGGCTACCGCGACGTGTTCCTCGCACTGTCACTCGACCAGAAGATCAAGCGCAAGGCATCGTACTGGCTCGAGGAGCAGGCCTTCGCCGTCGCACTCATGAACGAGCTCAACCCGCGAGTCGACAGCATGAGGGGCGCACCTCTTCCCAAGCTGTTCGTCCCCATCACCAGGGAGCCGTTCAAGAACGGCTACACGTCCAGCCTCGAGGACTCGACGCAGGCGCGCGAGGTCCTCGGCCCCCACGCCTGCCACCGCGTGAGGGTCGAGGGAAAGAAGGTGTCCTACTGCGTCGACTGGAACGACGAGTGGATCGAGGTCGCAGCCTAGGGGACGCCCGCCGCGAACACGAAGCGCGAGGGATCGACCCCCTCGGGGGTGAACGTCCTTCGCGCCGATCGCAACCACGGCGGGCGGTTCCCGGGCGGCTTCATGGACACCGGCGAGTAGTAGTGCATGACGTCGACGCCGAACGGAGCTCGCCAGCGGGGAGCTCCCATGACGTCTGCGCCGCAGGCGACGGCGTCGTCGTAGTCGTTCTCACGCCACCCGTTCATGTCACCCGCGTACGTATTGAGCGCAGCCTCCATCAACCTCGTGTGGTCGCCCAGGAGCGACTCAAACTGGTTGAAGTGTGAGAACTGCTTCTTGCTCAGGATGACGGCCTCGTAGGAGTTGCCGTACCTCCCCGAGAGGAGGCGGTTCCTGATCGTCCACGCGATGAAGGGCCACTCGTGAGGCTGGTCCGTCTCGGACCGGATCACGAGTCCAAGCCAGCGTTCCTCGCTCACGTCTCGCCCTCCTCCTCAGTCTCGCCAGCTTCCCTCCCCCTGGCCCGCCCGATGGCTTCGTCGAGTACCTCAGCCGTCGGGCGGACCACCCTCCTTCGCTCCAGCTCCATGATCGCGTCGAGCTTCTCGCGATCGGACGCAGCCTCGGCCCTCTTCCCGAGGAACTCGGACACCGCGTCCTTGGCGAGCTCGATGCCGAGCTTGGTCAGCGCCGCATTGACCTCCTCGCTCATACGACACCCCTCCTCACCCCTTCCCAAATCAGGTCAAGGTTCTCACGGGCCGACCGCAGCTCGGCCCAGGCGTCGTCGAGGCCCTTGGTGAGCTGACCCACCTGCAACTCGACTGAGGCCGACTTAACGGCCCGCTCGAGCCTCGCCGCCGCGGCCTCGACCAGGCTCCTCTGCGGCCCTGAGACCCGACCCTTGACGATACCCTCGGCGAGCTCGTCGAGGACGACCAGCCGCCTCTGGTCCGCGGCGTTGACCTCCCCGTGCCTGCGGGCAGCCTCGCGGGCCGAAATCGAGGACGTAGAAGTCCCTGGATGACATCCAGCCCCTACCAGGGCATGGATGGGCGCCAGGGCCAGGAAAACCGCTAGAACGCGGGCTGGCGCTCGACCCCGGCCGGATTTCGGCCCGATCGTCAACCCTTGCGACCCTAGGGGCAGGGCTCGATCCTCGAAGCTCACGGTTTGGCCGCCTCGACCTTGACGGCCTCGACGCGGGCGATGTCCGCGGTGGTCATGTTGGCGGCCCTCGCCAGCGTGGGCTCGCTGAGCTTCACGGCGGGGACCACGTTGTCCCTGGTGACCACCGTGCCCGCTCCGGCGATGGACAGCAGGATGATGTCGAGGAACGTCTTCCACTCCGCGGCGATGTCAACGCCGTACTTGTGGAGCGTGACGCCGAGTGCGATGAGGAACGCGTCGAGCAATCGAGTCGCGAGTACGGGCTGCCTCTTGACCCAGTCGATGAACCACTTCATTCTGTCATCCTCCTTCGTGGTGCGTTGCGTCCTCTACTGCCTTGGCAACGCCGGCGATAGCCGTCGCTGCGTCAGTCTTTCGAATGTGATCATCGAGCGTCCTTGATAGGGCCTCGACTTTTGCGAGGATCATGGTGCGCATGGCCCGATCACTGGTGCTCACCTCCTCGTTGGCCTTGGATGTGATGCGGACCGTTTCAGCCAGTTCTTGCGCCTCCGTTAGTCCCTTCTCAAGTCGATCAACTACGTCGCGTAGGCTCTTGCCGGTATCGGGCTTGAATTCCTCAGCGATGATCGAGAGGGTCTTAAACCCGTCAGGGTTATCAACGAAGTACTTCGCGACAGCCTGGAGGAGAGGAAGCAGTTGCTCGCCGAGTGACACTGCCCTGATGAGCGGGCGAAAGATGACCCGCCATATGACGGTGACCGCCACTAAGCCACCCAACACCCACGTTACGACCTGCGTCCATAGTGGCATTGGATTCTACCTCCTCGTACTAGTAGTCGTCGTTTCCCTCTGAGACCTTCTTGCGGATGCGCTCCGCCTCCTTCGCCATCGCGTCCGTGTGCTTCTTGAACGACTCGACGTCACTGTAGTCGAGGTTGATCTTCTCTCCCTTTTGGAAGCCGGCGATGCGGATCGTCTCGGCCATGCAGTTGAGTAGGCCGAACAGGATGTTGAACATGTCGATGATCTGCTTCCAGCAGGCGACGCCACCCATGGTTAGTTCTCCTCTTGGTTCTGATTTGCTCGACGAGGTGGTGCATCACCCTTGTGACGGACGGGGATCTCAGGAAGATCGGAGGAATTCAACCTCGTCTTCTCGATGATCGTGCGCTGCACAGCAGCGCAGTAGAACAGGATCGACTGAATGAAGTCCTCCTGCTTGTCAATCTGACGCTGCAAGGCAGCGTTCTGATTCTTCAGCGTCGCGTGCTCGACCAGTAGGTTGGTGAAGCCAGAGGACGACAGCACCTTGTCATGGTTGCTGACCTGGTTGCTCAGCGTAGCAAGGAGCCAGATGAGGGCGCCGATCTGAAGGACTCCGATCGTCCCAAACAACTTGAACAGCGCCATGCTGACCTGCGACGGGCTGCGCGGTGCAACCTCATCCTCGTCCGACGCGCGTCGTGACCTACTGCCAGTCATGACCTTCCATCCTTCGCGAATGAGGGACTGCATGGGCTGCTTGCGCTCGACGACTGAGTACGGCCACTCCAGAGGATCAGGAGTGACGATCGTTTTGTCGATGTCCCCGTGCCCGTTCTTTCCTTTCTGCTCCATCCTACGTGCTCCATGTTCTCTCACCCCAGGGATCCAGAAGTTGAGATCCTTACCTGGTCCTATTACGTCCCCTGTCCCTGGGTGGAAGTTTCGCGACCGCAGCCGACGGTGTCGGCGCAGGCTCAGTCTCCACCCCGTCCTTTCCCCTCGCAACCCACACGACTTCCCCTCCCCCGTTCCTCCTACGATCTAACCTCTGCTCTGACATCACCAGGTCCAGGTCGGCCAGCGACTCGATCACAACGACCTCGGCCCGCGACGCGATCAGTGCCGTCAGTCGTGCATCAGTGTCCTGCACCGACTCGAGGGGAGTGGTGAAGCCACCGTGACCCGCGCGCAGAGACGTCCACGGAGCGACGTCGTCCTCGCGCACCGAGCACCTCCACGTACCTCCTGGCATGGGTTCGATGCGGATGCGCCAACCCTCAGCCAGCCTCCTCAGGAGGATCTCATCAGTGGTCGTCGTAGCCATGTTACGTCACCACCTTCAGCCCGCTACCAGTGGGAAGTATGATCGTACCCACCCCCTCTGTTCCGGCCACTCGAAGCAGCCCCGCGCCCGAGGCCTGGAGGATGTTGCCCGAGTCGGCGGCCGCGTTGACCAGGCCCGCACCTGAGATGTCCAGGTGGGCAAAGCCAGGGACCTGGAAGAAGACGTGATACACCCTGACGTCGAAGTCGAACTCGGAGACCTTCGAGGCCTCGATCACCATCGATAGGTTTGCGTAGTTGGTGATCGCGTTGGCCTCACCAGCGCTCAGTGTGTAAGTGTACGTGACGGTCGTATTATTGGTCAGCAGCTGGTTCGCGACAGCTATCTGGGTGGCACCCTGCTTAAGCCGAAAAGTCAGGACGTTCTGGATTCCCGGCAGGCTGAGCTGAGCCGCGGTCACCGTCATGATGTGTCCGACGCTAGACACGGGATCAGAGATCGCACCGAGCCCACACTGGTACGGCTCGACGACGTCCTGCACCCCACACTTGATGTAGTCGGCGAGGTTCTCTACGACCTCGTCGATCGACTGAAAGAGGTTAGTCGTGTCGCCAGCCTGCGTACTCCACCCGCTGGTGATCAGGTCGCTGGTCGGCCGTGCGAAGATCGGCACCCGTATTACCCCCCGATTGCCAGCGACTGGATGAGCGCGAGCTCTGTGGTGTTGATCGCGACACCGAGCAGGCGACGCCTTACAGACCCCGATGGCGTAGGAGCGGTCGATGTGTACCCACCTGACGTCGACAGGAAGTATGGTAGGCCAGCCGTCAACCCCGTCAGCGTGATGCGACCAGCAGTCACGTAGATACCGGTCGCCTCCTTGAACGCGACGAGCGCGAGCTGGTCGGCCGTGTCGCTCTGCGCGGCGTCAGTCCAGGTGTTCGCCGACGTGACGCGAACGAACTTCCCCGTCGTCCCCCCGCTCTGCCCCGAGTTGAGCGTCGTGCGAACGTCGTTGAGGACACCAAGGTTGGCCTTCGCTGTCGCGACAGAACCGAGGTCGCTCAGGTTATTCGCAGCCAGGAGGTAGAGCGTCGGGTTGTGAACGATGAAGATGTCCCTGGTTCCCGCTCCCCACGAGACGGCTGCCCCGTTAGGCTGGAGGATGGTCGCGCGAGTCAGGGTCTTGGCGCTGTTGTTCCAGACTCCCGTCCCAACCTCGCACAGCTTGGGGCCACCTACCACCGTCGTGTCAACGGCGATGTAAGCCACCGTGTCGCCGTCGGCGAGGTCACCATCAGTGACGGCACGCGTTAGGTTGCGCCACCCAGCTGAGGTTGGCTCCGCGAGCGTGTACGTGCCGGTGCCCGTCGTCGATGAGGTGCTCTTACACCTGAATGGAAATCGGAACGCCATGTGTTGCTACCTCATCTCGGTGATGCCAAGCTCAGTGACTGAGAACGACGTCTGACGATAGGCGACAGGAACGTGCAGGATCGAGACGGGCTCCTTCACGCGTCCTATGTAGAGCACGTCCATTGGGTTGATGACCTCGGACGTATCGACACACACGACCACGTCGCGTGACGACCCCCTCTCCAGCAGCAGCTCGTGAATGGCCGCACCCTCGGCCTTCGTCAGTCCACCGGGGTGCCACCCAAACGTCAACTTGCGTCGCGACCCTCGCGGTCGCGTGCTCTCACCTCCGTCCATGTCCTCAGTCTCGACGACGTCCTCTGCGTGGCCGAAGTCCCACCCCGGGGCTGCAGAATCGACGGGCGTCAGCTTCGTCCCGAGGATCAGCCTCGCACCTCGTACATATCCGTCAGGGTTGGCCGACCAGTCGAAGTCGACGCGCCACCAGCGCGCACCCGAGGTGCCGAACGTGTACAGCCGATGAGGACGAACGTAGTTTGATAGGTCGCTCCCCGTTGGCCAGTAGTCGATCCACCCCGAGTCGAAGTTCGGAGCGGCCGTCAGGTCGGCCTCACTCGTCGCGACCCTCAGTCGAAAGATGGACTCGTCGTCCCCGTTGAAGTAGCCGAACACGAGTGCGTTCCAGTTGACGACGCCACCGGCATCGATGGTGATGAACGGTGTCGTCGTGGTCGACTGCCAGACGGACTTCGTTCGCTGGTTCCTGAGGTTTGCCACGCTGGCACCGCCCACGGCGTTGCTGGCGACCATCTCGTGAATGGCGTCCGACTGCTTCGGGCTTATGATCGTTGTGAGGCTACCCAAAGAGATCCACCTCCACGCGATCCGGGTTCGCGCTGTCCCCGTAGAATTCTGACAGCTTTACGATCATATAGTTCTTGCCGGGTCCTAGTGCGTATCGCGCTAGCACGAAGTTCACTATCGTTCCGATGAAGTACGACAAGATTCCCGCCTCTAGTGTGATCTTAAGCAGCCTACGATCAGTCTTCATTATATCCAGGATCGCCTGCGCGAGAGCCTGCGCCGCGGTCGTGTCATCGATGTTGGTGGTGATCTCCAGCTCGTCAGCATCGACGCTCTTCAGGGGATCGACGGCCCTCGCAACCCTGTAAGGATTCCCGTAGTCCTTGCGCGTGGCGAGTGATACTGCTCCTGCTATGTCAGTGTCACTCATCACCTTGTGGTAGGGACGGTGCAGGACTCGGACCTCACCTACGCGCACACCCATCGGGTCATCCCTGAATCGACCACCCTTCGTGGGCTCGACCACGTCGGTCTTGGTCAAGAACACGGTCGCCGTCTTTGTCTCAGGTGCAGGCGTACGTCCGCACGTTATCGCACCCACACGGTTGGGCCCCCACCATGACCATATGCTTACGAACACCTCCTGCAACGCGGCATCACGGTTGATCTCACTGTCCCAGTAGAACCCGTTCACTGAGCTGTCCAGCGCGAGCAGCGCTGCGAAAGAAGCGTCGTCGATGTCGCCCGTTGACCAGCCACAGTACTGGAGTAGGATCTTCTTCGCGATCCCAGTCACGGTCGACTGGTACCCACCAGTCCCCGCGTTGTCACCCTGGATGTCTCCCGTAATGATGCCCACGGGTGCGGACCCCATCCTGACGAGGCCCTTCGCTAGACACGTGTTGTACGTACCAGCTGAAGGTGCGGATGCGTAGATATCCGAGACGTCACTGCCGAACGTTATCGGGTCACCCTTGTCGCGAAGCGCAGTGATCGCGTTCAGCGGCCCGTCGTGAAACTGACGCACGCCGTTCTGAGTGTCGACCCACACAGGCTCGACTTGACGACGAACGCCGAACGCGAGCGGCTTGGGCTTCCCTATGAGACTGGCATCGCCCTCCAGTGATCCAATCCACTTGATCGCAGCGCCACCCGTCAGCGTCAGCGTGCCAGACCCAACGGTGGGAGCGGCTGTGGTCCCCGAACCCTCGTTGACCGGATTGTAGTACGTGAGCCCTGTCTCAGTGCCGTTGAGAGCGCGGTTGTACGTCGAGAGGACCTGGTCAGACGTACGCACTACGTTCCAGATCCTGATGTCATCAACCTCAGCATTGAGGAACGTCGCAAGGTCTGCATAACGAAGTGCGGCCATCGTAGACAGAACTGTGTTGAACGTACCAGTGACCGCCATCGATCCGTCCTGCACACCGTCGACGTAGACCTTCAGCAGGAGGTTCGGGGCGTCGAGCGTCATCGATACCATGTGCTGAGTGCCGAAGGTAAACGCAGTCGAACCGTCTAGGACGAAGATCGTACCCGCGTCGTTGCGTACTACAGCGGAGAACTTGTCTGTACCACCGTTCTCGGCGACTCCGATCTCGCGAAATCCTGCTCCTGCCCCGTTGCGCCAGCTGATGATCGGACGCCCCGCCGTGATCGACGCGCGAGTCCTAACGCGAGCCTCCAGCGTCATCGACCCAGCGGGAGGAGTGACCGAGCCCGTCATGTAGCCGGCGATGCCATCACCGCGCACCTCAGCCCCGAACCCCCCGTACTTGTTCGGCTGCAGCGCGCGCTGCAGCTTAAACTTTGCATCACGGAATAGGATCAGCGCGTCGTCGAGTCCACGGGAGACGCCCGACCCCGGTCCTCGCAAGATGGGGGTGAAGTCCGACAGTGCGCCGTCCTTCGGTCCGAGTAGGACTTGCATGTCGATGCCGAGCCAGTCGAGTCCCATGAACACGTCGAGCAACCCATCTACGTTGTTGACTGTCACCGCACCCACGCCACCCGCCGTAGTCCCGTGAAGGGCGGGGATGGGCAGGCTCACGGTGAAGTCGCCGGGGCGTCGGATCGCAGGCTGAAAGTGCTTGAACGGCGAGTCTGTCGACCGCGATACGTAGCCTCCTCCCGACAAGTCCACGGGGTTGCCAAACCCAAGGGCGTCCTTCGGCTCGGCTCGCAGGAGAAACTCGCGCTTTGCCTCAGGATCAGACAGCAGCCCTGAGAGAGGATCGGCAACTGAAAGCGACCCTGAGAACCCACCTAGTGGGAATTCGCCTAGGGCCCCATCAGCCATTGTCCATCACCGTTCTCTTCGTAGTCAGCACGTGCGTCTCGATCATCTGAAGGCGATCGTTCAGGATCTGCTGGTTGCTCGCGATGGTACCGAGCTCGTCAATCATCGTCTCCATGCGACTGACCTGCTCAGTTCCCACTGCGACCGTTGCGCGAAACCCAGTGTTCGTGGCCTCGATCTGCTGCTGGTGACTCTGAGTAAACAGCGTACTGGTGAGGAGGTTTCCCTCATGAGCCGTGGTGATCCCGAGGAGGCCCTCCATGTCGGCCTGTATGCCAGGAAACTGAGCCGCCAGGAGCGACGGAGAGAAGTTCGCCAGTGACGCCAGGAGGTCACGACCAATGTCATCGATCGACTCGAGGGCGCCGATGTCACCCGTACGTGCCATGGCGAGCGTTGACTGGTACCTCTCCTCCTGGAACTCCATGGCCTGACGCGAGGTGACCACCCCGTGCTGCCCGCCGGCCATCTCAACGAGTAGGTCCCTGATGCCCCCTTGTGCATCGACCAGCCGACGTGCTAGGTCACTCAACGCGTTCGCAGCATCATTGACCGTCTCAGTGAACCTCTCGACGGGCGCCTGAGTCTGTGGGAAGAACGTGCTCGCGTCGAAGTCCGCTCCCGTGATCCACCCAAGGAGGTCATCAAGCGAGAACGACAGTCCGTCGAACGCGCCCGCAGCCGCGAGCGCTAGTGCCGCTGACATGGCTTGCGCCTGTGCCAGTAGGAACTGCGCGTGCGCCAGCTCGAGCACAACCTCCGTCGGAAGCGACACCCCGAGGGCCTCCAGCGATCCCAGGAACTCGAACCCGATATTGCGAGCTGCAGCCGACTGCGCGGCGTCGAGACGCGCGAGGTCGCCAGCCAAGAAGTCAGTCGAGCGACCCGCAGCGCTGGCCTCCTCGGCGAGCTTACGCAGTGCCTCGCGGCTCTTCTCGATCCCCATGATTGCATCGATCAGCTCCCGCTGGTGTGAGCCGATTCCAGCCGCCGCATCGAGCGCGCCTTGGTGAGGCTGCATCGCAGCATCTCGACCCTGCTGCACGAGTAGCGCGGCCTGCTTCTCGTACTCAGCGGTGAGAGCTGCTACCATCCGTGCAGCCTCCGCGGCTGGGAATCCCGCGTCCGTGATGTCCTTGAGCAGCTGTTGCATGTTCTTGCCAAGCTGCGCGATAGGATCCTGACCGACGCCGAGGAATTCGTTGACACGATCGCTAACGCCCTTGCGCACCTCCTCCTGACGTCGAGCCATCTCAGCGGTGGCCTGCGCGATGAGTGATGCTGATTCAGCGGCGCTGAACCCAGCCTCCTTGATCTTCTTCTTGAAGTCGTCGAGCCAGTGACCACTCTCGACCATCTGACGAGAGATGTCGCTCATGCCGAACATCCCCGCCTCTCGACGGATGTCGGCCTGCGACTCCTTGCGGGCTGCACGCTGACCTCCGCCACGACCACCGACCACGACGCCACCGGGCCCGATCTCACCTGGGACGCTTCCGAGAGCACGCGCCAGGTTATCGAGGATCTGTAGGAGTGCCGCGAGCTGCGGATTGTTGGAGGGATTGCGCTCGTCGATGGTGAGCATCCCGCCGCCCTTGGTGTTGCCAGTTGGCCGCGCGCTCACGGGACGTCCGCCGGTTCCGTAGGGATTGAGGCCGCCTCCCATACCGGCACCAGCCTCATGCAAGACGGAGATGAGTGCGATCTGAGCCTGCACAGCGGCGACGCGCGCCTTGATCTCCTCGTAGAGGAGCATAATTTGCGCGATGATGATCGTCCGCTGGAGGTTATAGGCCACACGCTGACGCTCGGCGGCCTCCTTCGGATCCTCCCTGTGACCAGTCAGCTGGTTATACAGGGACTGCAGTGAGTTGGTGAAGTGAAGGATCGAGGATGCTGTAGCTTCGTTAAGAGCACCTAGGTCCATCTGGGAGATGCGAGATCCCGCCGCCGCGAAGAGGTCGAACGACCTGCGAATCTGATCGACGAAGAGGTCCGTAGCATCTTGCATCGCAAGTGCTACGTCTTCCATGTTCTGTGTAATCAGCGTGCGTGCGAACTCGATGTTGGAGTTGATCGCATCCATGTTCATGTCGCGCGTGGCGCGCACCGCGGACTGAACTAGTGCGGGAACCCCCTGTGCAAACTCACCGAAGCGGACCATCATGGCCTGCGCAGCGCTAATGGCCTCCTCGGCCGTCTTGAAGAACATCCTGTAGCCGCCGGCTCCTGACACCGACCAGCCGGACTTGTCGTGCTCTATGGAGATGGACCCGAAGGAGGTCAGCTCCACGTTGACGCTCTTCATCCACTCGCGCAGCGACTTAACGATGGAGGCTGCGGCCTCCTGCACGCCCTGCAAATACTTCTGTGTATGACCAAACGTCGAGGTGATCTGTCCCTGATCACCGAGGGTCACACCTGAAAACTTTCTCTTATGATCCTCGATGAACCCCTTGTACACCACGAACAGTGCGTATGCCACGAGTGCGTAGCCGGCCATCGTGTTAGCTGACATACCAGCACTACTACCAGACTGGTAAGCACTTCCTGCCTGGCTTACAGTTCCGGCCGTCCCACCTCCCCCGCCACCTCCGCCGCTCTTACTCGCGCTGTCAATCGACTTACGGATCGCAGCCTGCTTCATGGTGATGGCCGTCTTGAGCAGCTCACCCTTGAGCCAGTTCGTTACGATCTCAGCAACCATGTCTGCGAAGATGTCGATGAGGTTGTCGACCAGCGACTTCATGATAGCCTCGCCGTCGACGCTTCCCTCCTTGAGGCCGTCACTGATGGCAGTACCGATCGACGATTCGACCGCACTGAACGCAGAGGACGCAGCCTTTACGTAGCTCACCCACACGTTGTCCGCGAGGTCACGCTGCATCTCGACTAGTTGGTTCAGGTGATCCTGCGCTGACCCCGCCTGCACTATCTCCTCTGTGATGTCAGCGACTAGTCGACCGTTCTGGATGAGCCACTTCTCGATCTCAGCCGTCGAGAAGCCAAGAGCCTTCATGGCCTTCTTGGCTGCCTCAACATTGACCGCGAACCTCTCAGTGTCAGTAAGGCTCTCCAACCAGAACTGATGCGAGCTAGCCTTGGTCTCCTTGATGACTGCGTCAAGGCCTGATAGGTCTACGCCTTTGCCCGTCTTCTCGATGAACTGCTTGAGCAGCGCGAACGAGTCGCTCGCCGTCTTGGCGCGAACTGAGAGGCTGACCAGCGAGGTGATGGTCTTGTTAGATGCCCCTGGAAACTGCTGCATCGCATCGACGAGGGCCTCGGCGTAAGACACGGTCTTTCCTGACAGCAGCGCACTGACACCCGCTGAGAATGCTGAGACGTCAGCGCTACCCTTCTTAAACGCCGCCGCCATCGCCTCGGCTATGGCCTCTGCTGCAGCTCTCTGCTTCTCCGCAGCGTCGGCCGCCAGTTTAGAGTCACGCGCATTCATCGTCTCCCAGAACGCAAGCTGCTCTGCGCTGAGGACCTGCTTCCCGAACTCCTGTGCTCCCTGCGCCAGGTGCTGGGCTGACGCTGCGAACGCAGCCTCGTTGGCCTTCACCATAGCGGCGTCTGCTTCCTTCCCAAAGAAGCCACCGCTCGCCATTAGGTCCATCCACTTACCGACGCCAACATCGAGCTTACCCAATAGCTGTAGGCCAGAGATCAACTTGTCGAGCAGCTCGAGAGACATCCCGATGACTTCACCAAGATGCTTGAGGAACGTCAGCGTCTCCTCGTTAGATGCCACCTCACCGAGCGACTCTGCCAGCTTATTGACCGCAGGAACTAGACCGTCACCCACCGACTGAAGAGCATCCGCAGACGCGTCGCTCAGCTTGTTGAGCGAGTCTTGCCCAGCGGCGCCAGCACCACCGATCGTCCTCTCCAATTCCTTGAAGATCAGCGCGTTGGCCGCGCCCCTCTCGCCGCTCTGCACAAGATCCTTGATCTGAGCCTGCAGCGCGTCAGAGAATGCACCCGTAGCCTTCGCGATCTGAGTGACGTCTCCCTCTGCATCGTTGAGGCTCTTACCCAACATCTTAGTGGCGCCATCGAGGTCACCGCCCATGACCTGTGCAAGGTCCGCACTGAACCGAATGAACGTCGGGAAGTCCTCTGACCCAATGCGCTTGAACGTCAGTCCCAGAGCAGCCGCGCTAGCCGTTTGGTCGTCTGTGAACCTAGTGGTCGACTGGATCTGCGCGGAGAGTTGCGAGACCATCCCGCTGGTGACACCGGCCGCTCCTCCCGTCGACTTGATGCGCTGCTCAACCTGACCCATCGCCAACGTCCACTCGCGGGACTCGGCTACAGCCGCTGACAAGAACGAGGTCGCAGCCCGAATGGAGATGTACCCGCCAGCTATGTTAGCAAGCTGACCCACCATCTGCTTCGACGAGTTCTCGAGCGCAGACGCAGCCCTGCGCATCGGCTCGGTGAACTGATCGGTGAGCTTGAGTAGCCCCTCGATCGTTCCGATGCTAACGCTCATGCACGTCCTTGTCCCTGAGTGGCGTTGGCAATGACCATGGCCTTGAAGTCATCGAAGTGAGCCCTGAACTCCTTCTTAGTCATCCCCTTTGATGCGGCTCGTCTCACGTCGGGCGCAGTGATCTTAAGGGCGCAGTCTTGTGGCGTGTGCCACTTCGCACCGCGCTTCATGTGCACGTTGTAGATGGCGGCGGTTATGCTTCCCGCTCGAAGGTCGTCTCGTTCCTCGCCGAACGGTTCGAGCTGGAAGTACTCGAACCACTCGAACAGCTGCTCCCAAGAGATGACCTTGAGCCAGCCGCGTACGTTCCATATCCCTAGCTGGGCTGCGACTCGGTAGGCGAAGCGGAGCCAGTTGCCTCCGCTCCGCTCAAAACGTTTCCCGAGGTACCCCGCGTGATGGCCCGCATGATGGCCACCAGGTCGTCAGCCGGCGCCTTGCGAAGCTGGTCCTCCGTGAACATCAACGAGCCGTCCGGGTTGCAGAGCAGCGACACCAGCATGTTGACCATGTTCTCGACGTGGTGAGGATTGCCACCCTCGGCCTCGATCTTCTGTGCAGTCAGGACCTGTTCCTGCCAGCCGATCATGGCATCCGCAGAGACCGGAAGATGACAGACGACGCCGGGACGCCCGTTCTTGAGCAGCCCCGGCACCGTCACGCGCCTCACGTTGTTGTCACCGCCGCCAAGGATGTCAGCTGCTGAAAATACCTCCTCGTTACCGACGACCGATGTTACCTTCGTGTCTTCGTTCATAGTGCTCTCTCTACCTTTCCTGTTGAGTCAAATGTGTCGGATCTATCGCGAAGCCGTGACCAGTTCCTACGCGGAGGTCCCGTAGACGAGGCCGTCGACCTTGGCCTGCTTGCTGAACCGCACCGTGATCGATACGGTACGAATGCCCGCACCCTCGGGACTCGAGTCCTTCCACGCGACGA